GCTGTTGCGCAGCACGACAAGTAGGCTGACTTTCTGCCTGCGCCCGTCAAGGGCTATTTTCCGCTGGTACGCCGTGCTTGTCTGAATCAATGTTTTTCACCTACACTTCAATAAAATTAAAGGAAACATCTTTTACATAGCCGTCATCGTCCCAGACCCACAGATATGCTGCCGTGCGGTCGCCGACATAAAACCTTGCCGTGCGAATGCCGTTCTGCATGACATCAAAATACGTGAGGTTAAAAGTTACCTGTGAATTTACGTTTCTTAACAGCGTTGACGCGTCCGAAAACGGCATTGCAGGCCATGAACACGACAATTTGACTTTTTGAGCTATACGGTCTTTGCGCATTACGCCGTCAAGTGTGCGGCCGGAATTTGAGCTGGAAATGTCTTGCAGAGACCATTTAACGTTTGCCGGAGTCTGCAGCACCGTATCATTTACTTTCAAAATTTGTAGCATAGCATCACCCTCAAAGTATAAAAATGCCACGCCGAAGCGCAGCAATTCTTGACATATTTTTCTTATATGATAAATTGTAGGAGAATTTAGCAGGTTAAGGAAGGAAGAATAAGAATGAAAATGCTTCGATGGCCTATGGGTTAGACAACAATAGTACAAAAATAGATATTGAATTGTATGATGCCTTTAATCCGCTAAACAAAGTAGCTACATTTTCTGCAAATATTTCGAAGTAATCATTTTCGTGTATAGTAAAAAGCAGACGGTTTTCAAGCCGCCTGCTTTTTTTATCCGGGGACTATTCTGTGATAGCGTTTACTGATTTGTGTATTCCCTCTGTTGGCCGATTCAGCAATGGTGCGGTCGTCAGTGTACAGGGCGATGCTCATGTGCCGAATTGCTTCCTCCAACTTGTCCATTCTGTTCAGCACCAGAGAAATGCCCCGGCCAGAGCTGTCTTGATTCCGTTCTATTCCGTCTGCAATTCGTGAATACGTTTCCTCATTCAGCGGCAGGGCGGCTTCATCCCCGTCGTCACCCAGTCCGGCAATCGTCGGAGCGGTAAACACACCGCCTTTTGCCTTCCAACCGCCCCATTTGAGACTGCCAACGCCGTTTGCATAACCATGCCCCTGTCCCCATACGCCGTCAGCGCCACCGTAGCGACTCCATGTATAGCGAATAGCAGCAAGAATATTGCTAAGCGGGTCAAGGATGTTTGTGTTGTACCCGGGCATTGCATAAGACGCAAATGTTTCCGGAATAACCTGCATCAATCCTTTGGACGCATGCCCAGCATAATAGTTCACGTCCTTGTAGTCTGCTGGGTTTACCTGTCCACTGGACTCTGTGTTCATCTGTGCCAACAACAAGTCTACATTGTGCGCGGAATAATGCCCGGTCATTTGCAATGCTTTTGTAGCCAAAGAGCGCCAACGTTCCACACCAGAACCGGTAAAGTTAGTACCATATCCTGCACTGCCAGTAAACATCGGGATGGCATATCCCAAAATAGAGCTGCCCTCGTGCCGCTGCTTCCGGTATACGCCAGTTCCACCACCGGGGCCGGTTGTATTGCCCTCGATGGTATTCACAAGGCCGTCAGCAATAGATTCCACAATGCCGATATGGTCGGGCGTCCGGTCGTTGTTCCAGTCATAGAATATCAGACTGCCGGGGCTTGGAATATCAGTCCAGCGGTTGCGCTGCTTGTACCAGTCCATGGTGCCCAGCACATAAGAGCCGTAGCCCTCTTTGATACCCGCGTGCTTTAAGCACCAGCTGACAAACATATCGCACCAAGCGCCCTGCATACCTGCAAAGTTCCAATATGCGGCAGGATTTGTATTCCCAACCTGTGAGGACGCCACACGCAGCAGCGCTTCCGCAGTGCCGTTGCTTTGCTCAATGAACTTTTGAATCAGTCCTTTTAGTGCATCCGCGGACATATGGGTAAGGTATTTCACAACACCTGTTTCCATGGACATCCACGGTTCATTGATTGGCTGTTTTGTGGTAGATGCATCAACGGCAGTTTGCAATATCTTCTGTGGGTCTTTAACTGCAAATATGTAGTCTATAAGTTGCTTTTGCATATCCGCCTCCGAAGTGCCAAAGAACTGTCCGACACCGGAAGCGTACTTGAATGTTTTGGCTGTCAGCGCTGCGGGCATTACTGCAGAGCCACGCGGCAGATTCGGGATGTAAACATTTCTGCCCTGCGGGATAAAAGTTCTCCCATCCGGGTACTGCACTGCCTCACGGTAGGTGCTCCCCTGCTGGTCGTTCACAAGTGCCGGACCGCCGGGATGGAAACCGGTGCCATAAGCATAATGTGCAATGGCAACCCGCGGTACACTTTTGCTGCTGCCAACCGCAGACAATACTGCATTGATTCCTGTTACAACGCCGTTGATGGCGCCGCCAATGTTGGTGGATACACTGTTCGCAGTTTTGCGCGAATTGCTGTCCACCACTGAATAAGTGCCGCTCATATAGGACTGTGCGGAAGATTTGACCCGTCCGAAATAGGTATTTGCGTTATTCGCTATAGACCTAAACTTTTCGGAAGCGGTGCTGTACATACTTGCGGACTTTGTCTGTACATCCCGCTGCGCCTGCGCAAAATTGGTTTGCTCATAGTTCTTCACAGCCGTGAAACTTGTGTTTGCAGACGTGGAAATACCGCTGAACTTGCCGGACAGGAATGTGTAAATGCTGTTCCACTTGCTGTTGGTATCGTTCTGGATGGCCTTTGACGTCCCCTGCGTCTGTCCCGTCATACTGCTTAAAAATGCTGGCACAGACGTGGACAAACTAGCCGTGACAGTCTGATACTTTTTAGATGCGTAATCCGTTTCATCCGACACAACTTTTTTGCGGGTATCTGCCGATGCCCATAAGTTTTCAGTCAATCCGGCAGTCGCCTGCTTGGTGGACTGAAATGAACTCTCGTCCACCTTACTTTGAATGGATACAATACCGGTTGAAATTTGTGCGTCCTTTCTATCTTTTGCGTTCTTGATGATGCCCTGCGCAATTTTGGCATAGACGTCATCTGACAGTGGCAGCACAGCTTCCTGGTACTCACCCTCACCAATGTTTGCAAGGGTTGATTTGGTTGCCAAACCGCCGTTTGCCAAACGCGGGATGTGAATCGGCTGAATAGCAAATCCAAATGATTTTCCGCCCACCAGCGGTACCCAATCAGGAATATCCCAATGCAGATGGTTCAGCATGGATATAATAAAGTTGACGCCAGATTCAAAAATTCCGATGATACCATTGACCGCGCCTTTCGCCCAGTCTGTAATAGGTGTTTTACTAATGGATGCAGCCTTATGTGTCAAAGCCATGCCTGCCAAAATCAGTCCAATGCCGAGAGGTATGCCTACACCTGTAAGACACAAAATCAAACCAATTGCAGCACTTGCAGCGCCTATAATAGACATAATGTCGGCTAAAACTTCTTTAATCTTGCCTTTTAGACTGCCCCAGTTTACCGCAACCGCTCCCGCAAGGGAGGCTGCACCGGCTACAATCAGGCCGATTCCTAATGCACGCGCACCCGGACAGGCTAAAGTAAGAATGATACCTAAGGCAAGCATGGCCGCACCGCATATCGCCATAATCGTCGCGAGCTGAGATTTGACCTGACTGCTTGCATATTTGGAGTTTAATGCTACCAGAGCCACCAATCCAATTGCTCCCGCGGCTATCATGGCAATCCCTAATCCCATCTTTGCCGGACAAGCTAAAGTGATAATAATTCCAAGAGCCAAAAGTGCGGCCACAGCGGATGCCATAATCATGTTAAGCTGCATCTTTACCTTGTCAGAAGATGCTCCCCAAGCAATCGCATAGGCTGCAGCTGTGATAGCGGCTCCGGTAATGAATAAAAAGAGGCCAAGTCCAAGCTTTGCTGGACAAGCTAAAGTGATAATAAGGCCAGCTGCGAGCATTCCAAGCCCAATGAGCCCCAACATGGCAGCAAGTTCCATCTTTACTTTTGCGGGCATCGTACCCCAGTGCACAGCCACTTCATATGCCATCCCCACCACTCCGGCTATAATCATTCCAATCCCGATAACTGGGTGACCCGTAAGGCAAAGAATCGTACCGAGTACTAAAAGCATTCCGGGAATTAAAAACATTTTTAAATCAGTTAAAATTTGTCTAATTTTGTTTGCCAAATCAGCTATTTTCGAGGGAATGGGTTTTTGCTGAAACATATCCGTTGGTGACGGCATCCCGTTCCATTTCACCGCAGATGCAGCCGCCGGAGCCGTATAAGTTGGAACAGAAGCGGCTGCTGTTTCTGCTGGATTGTATGTAGTCGCTTCATAATTTGGCACAGCTGGCGCCGTCCACGTATCTTTTGTATCTCCCAAAACGTTGAGTTCATCAAACGACATAATAGACTTTTTGAGCGCGTCAACCTTCTTCTGGTGATTTTCAACCGCTTTCTGTACACTCGCTTCTGCGGCAGTCTGCCGTTTAGCCGCTTTCTCTTGTGATGCCGCTGTTTTCTCGGCAGCTGTCTTTTCCGCTTTTGCGGCAGCGGCAGCGGCTTTTTCTTGCGCCTTTCCTGCTCTTGCGGCTGCTTTTTCCTGTGCTGCCGCGGCCTTTTCTGCGGCTGCCTGCTGCTTTGCCTGATATTCCGCAAGGTTGTTTCCACTTTCGGCCACAGTCTTTGCATAGTCAACCTGTGCTCTTTTCGCCACAGTGACAGTCTTCTGCCCATTCAGGGCGGCAAAGAACATGCCTATTTTCTGCAGTACGCCCGCAATTGCATTACTCAAGGCTGTAAAGGCAGGTGTAAGCGCCTGCACGATTGGATATACAGCCGATGCAAAACTGTTTTTCAGATAAAGCCCGTTGGTTGCCAAAGCGGACATTGCTGCATTGGCCTGTCCGCTTGCCAGCGCCATATTCTGGAATCCCTCTGCAATAGACTTAGCCACAAATGAAACGCCCTGATACAAGAGCATACTTAGCATCATGGACTTGACCATCTGGCCAAAATATCCACCGCTGCGCCCGGCCTTCTGCAAATGAGCGCCAGCTGTCCTTGCAGCTCTTCCCAGCCTTTCCGTTTCGGGCGCCGCCGAAGATGCAGCCTTTCCCACTTCTGACATCTGTGCTTTTGTCTGCGCAAGGTGTTCTTTGAGCGGTGCCATCTTTGCGTCCAAGGCGTCAAGCTGCGTATTAAGTGCCTGCATCTGCGGGTCTTGGCCAACCATGTAATCATAGGATTGGTCTTTACTCATGCCCGTAATATTTGGAAGGCCCTTATATTTTTCAGCGATTACATCCTGCTGTGCAAACGCACTATTCATCTTTTCATTGAGCTTGCTGATTTTTGTCTGTGTTCGCTCAACTTCAGACTGCAGCTTTTTGAGGTTTCCCTGTGCCTTATTGGTGGAAACATTCACTTCCGGCATTTTCTTTGGCTGAATATCCGAGATGCTCTTTTTCAGCTTGTCAATCTTGTCACGGACGCCCTGCGTCTTTGCAGATATAACAATCTGCAGTTCCTCAACTGTCATGCCGCTTCACCTCCCTCTGATGGTTAAATTGCTCTGCATAGCGTGCAAAGTTTGACTTGCTCTGCTTCCAGCCTGCATCTGGGAATAAATCCGGATAAACATCATTCAGATTTTTGGGGAATTTCTTCGGGTCGTTGTACCCTATAGAAATCATTGACGCAAGCCGGTAATCCATCTGCGCCCTAAACTGTGCCTGCTCCTGATAGTCCAGCTTTTTGCGGCGGTTATAAGCATTGATTTCTTCCGATACCTCTACACACGTCATACGCCAGAACTGTTCAATTGGGATGCCGACAAAAAGCGCGTTCTGCTGCAGGTCGGATATGTAATCCGCTAAATTGTTGTATCGCCTGCCGCAGGGCTTTCCACGTTTTTTGCATCATCCTCCGCGCTGCTTTCAGTATCGCCAATACCAATCTGTGCCAGTAATTGCATAAGAATATCGATAATCTTTTCAGCGTTTCCGCCTCCAGCAAGGTAATCATCATATAAATCACAGACTTCGCGCAAATTCATTCCGTGATGGTACTTCTGCAGACCGCCCCACAGCATACCGACAATGACACGGGAATCCATCAAATGGTTAAGGGCCTCTGTCGCACCCATACCGAGCTGTTTTTCAACCTGCATTGCATTGAAAGTTGTCATGCGCAGGCGGTAGTCTTTCCCATTTACGTTCCAGATAATATAAGGTTTTGTCATGATAAATAAGCTCCTTTTAAGTTAAAAAGTTATGGTTTAATGAACGTGAAACGGATTTAAGAGCCCGTTCCAGCTGATTCAACAATGTCTTTAATATTGCTATTAATCATCATCTTTGCCTTGAACTGCAAAGCGTCTCCAGTTCCTCCACCTGTACGAGTTGTGGACACATAAGCGCTGAACTGGAAACCGGTATGGTCAGGGTAAATCAATTTGAACCACTTAACCTGCCGTGCCAGTTCGGCGGCGCGCAGAGCCTTGTAGGAGTTCATCAGCATATCGCCGCTGGTGGGCTCTGTGGAAGTGTCGTCGTTAAAGAAATCAAACTCCGGTTCACCCAAGTCCATAATGCCCGGAATGTTGCGTTTGTTCTTATCCATCAGATTTGTAACGTCGATTTTGTCCGCTTCGGAACTCATGTCCGGCACCTTGCTCATGCCGTACAGTTTTTTGTAGGTACCGTCCTCTGCATCTGCCATTGAGAGGTATGTACCCAATACTACATTTTCTGCCATAATTAAAAACCTCCTCGGTAAATTGTTTTTGTTTTGTTGTCTACCCAGCCGGTAAAGCCCGTCATGTACCGATGCAACCCGCTGGGGTCCTTCATCAATTTTCCGGCCACGCGGGTAAAGCCAGCCGAAATCATCGTATCACTGACTGTCTCTGCCAGCTTTACACAGCGTTCCGGGGTGCTGCCATTCTCTGCCGTGTCCCATACATCAAGCTGGCACTCATAGCGTGAGTAGCGCTCTTTACTGTTGAGGATGGCGGCAGCGGTATTGCCAATCTCAGAGAGTGAAACATAAGGGAACTCCGAATTCACCTCTGGAAAGGCCAGCTGCACTGTGCAAATATCTTTCAGCAGTGCAGCCACTTCCCGATTCATATCAATCATTTCAGATTCTTCACGTCCTCCCTGATAGACTCTTTCACTGCGTCGACCACCTTGTCTTTATTTTCGGCGAACGCCGTCCGCATGAACGGCTGCGGCGGTTGACCGTGAAAAACATGCCATTCTCCGCTTCCGTCTTTATGCTTCCAATACCTTTTAGTCGTATGTGAAACAGACGGGTCTCCCCTTAACCCTGTTCCGAATTCCACATAGGCGGCATAATCGACGTTCGTCCCAACCGAAACGGTATTGGCGTCCTTCGCTTCGGTATGCATACTTTCCCGCAGCAGGCCCGTATCTTTAGGAGTTGGGTCCTGCTTTAAAGCTTTTTCAAACACGGCGCCGCCTTTCAGCAGCGCTTTCTGCGTGCTCTGCGGAATACTGCCGCCCAGCTTATCCAGCTTTTTCAGGAGCTTATCGAGCCCCTTAACCTGGACTTCCATTGTCAATCGCCTCCAACAATGCGTAAGTGTGTGTCTGCCTGTGTTTTACAGATATGACCTTATACTCCGGCTTCTCTGCACCTAAAGTAAAAGCAACGCCCATGCCGTCAGCAATCGCCGCGTTGGGAGCGGCGTGTATCTGCACCATATGCTCCACACGTATGCCGTACAGTTCTTCAGTTGTCTTATCACTGACCGGTTGCACACTGCACGGAACCGACTCAACCGGCTGCCATTTGTAGCTGTCACCGATATAATCACTTGGGACTTTTCCTTTTTTGAACAACCATGCAGTTTTATCATGCATAGCGGCAAGCTCTGCGGCATAAGCGGATAAATTCATTACGGCCACAGCTTTCTGTATGGTGAAAGTGCCTGCCAATCATCCTCCGTCAATTCGACGCTTGCAGCGCTTTGCGTGGTCTTGTAGGATAGGGACGTGTCACCCTCAGAAATAGAAGAAACCACTTTTGGCTCTGCTTCCTGCCCATACCCGCACGCCCGGTAGCGGTTCACCACCATATCGGCCATAAGGCCCTGCAAACCTGTACCCGACACGTTTGTAAGGTGGCAGTAAGCTTTCACTTGCTCCGTCACGGTATCGCACAGCACGCTCAACAGAGCATCTTTTTCAGTATCCCTAATCCCTAACAGCAGCTTCACCTGTTCCAGCAGTGTCATGTTATCCCTTCGCTTTCGCAGGTTTTTCCGGCGGCTGTTCCGGTACAACCTTAAAACCGTTGGCAATCAGTTTGTCGGCCTCTTCCTGCGTTGCTACAATGCGGTGAACATTCAGCTTTTTTAGCTCAATCATGATTCATTCCTCCCTTATGACGCAGGCTTCTGGTTGACCCACACGGCAGCCAGCTGATTATCTGCGACCCACAAGTCATGGAATTTACGGTACTCAATCAGCCAAGCATCCGCGTTCTGGTTGGTGTTTGGGTCAAAAATTTTCATGGTATCCGTTTTGGAAATTGCAATTGGTGCGCGGCGCGGTGAAATAATCCAGTTCACGTCCACCGCACCCGCTGCCGGAGCAAAGCCGCCTGCAGCCTGTCCAGCAGTCGTCCCGTCGTTAAAGACATACGCAGTCTTCATGCGCGCGGACGGAATACGCAGAATCGGCGTGCCGTCAATGGAACGCACTTTTGTCTGGATACTGCCTTGCGTAAACTGCGTGGTATCCAGAATTTTTTCGATTTTGTCTGACTGCGCAAGCACGGTTGCAGTTGGAATACTCATCATAATGACAAGCGGTTCAGACTCACCCACTGCATCCTGTACAGTAGAAATATCTGCGAGCAGCTTTGCAAGGATATCCGTGGCTGCAGGGGTGTATTCCATCTTGTGGGACGCACCTGCGGCCAGTGCTGCCAGTTTGCTGTAACGGTAAGCATCAACTTCCGGAATCACATTCAGCCGCTGGAATTCGGTGGTTACATTTGCGGCAGTCGCAATAAAATTGGATTCGTCTACATCGATTCGGTCAAGTTGGAACTTACGGTTTCTGTCCTGTGTCATAGTCTTTGTTTCATAGGCAAGGGTAACGCCGCCCTGCGTATAGCCCTTGTCACGGTCATAGTTTGCAAGTCCGTCCATAGAGAGCTTCGGTATCTTGACTTCCCTGCCGCCAGAATACTTGACCTGACCGGCGTTTGTTTCCATCCAGCCGGAGGTTGCTCCCTCCAGCATCTGCTTATCCAGCTGCTGCTGAAATAGCGTTGCCATTGCTAATGTGTTAATAGGCATAAAATATCACTCCTTAAAATGTTCCCCTTGCCGCGGCAAATGCGTCCGCGACTGCTTTTGTTTCCGGTGCATCGGGGCTTGGTGCGCCGGTCTGAAATCCGTTTCCTTCTGGCTTGGTTTCCACGTTCTCAAACAGATAGCTGTCCGACTTTTTAAGGCCATCCAGTGCGGCATCAAAGCCGTCAATCGTGCCATCATCTTTTACGGTCATTTTGGATGTGTCCAGCAGCGCCTTGATTGCCTTTGTATTTTTGCCTTTGGCTTTCGTGATACCGAGGTCAAGGGCAGCATTCAAAGCATTCTGATTCATCTTGTTCTGCAGAGTTTCCGTATCGGTTTTATACTTTTCCTGCAGGTCGGAAAGCTGTTTTGTCAGTGTCTCATTGTCGCCTGTCGATTTCTTCAGCGCGGCAATGTCCTTGTCACGGTCAGCAAGCTGCTGCTTCAGGTCTTTAACGGTTGTTTCGCTGGCATCGAATTTTTCTTTGCCAACATAGCCGCCATCAGCCAGGTTGGCAAGTTTCACTTTCTCATTGCCTTTGAGTTTTTCGGCGACTTTTGTATAGAGTTCGTCGCCCAGTGCTTCTTTTAGGTCCATGTGAATCCTTTCCACCGCAGATTTTTTAAAGGCGGTTGACTCCGCCGGGCGGCGCGCTGCATTTTAAGCCCGGCAGCGTGGGGCAAATAAAAACGCCCTGCCAAATGGCGGGACGAGATTTAACGGTTTATTGTGTTTATGGTATTTTAGCTGTAAAATATTGGAGAAAAGAGGCGATATACCATGCGATATGATACACGTTCCGGATACTGCCCAACGCTCAAAAGGGACTATTCGGTCACTGTAGAGCAATTGGAAACTACCAACATTGAGGACACATCAAGGCACTACATTGACGGTCAGTTTGACTGTAAGTATGCTGAAATGCACCAATGCCCGCACGTCAATGATTGCCCCGTAGCTCATCTACAGAAATAACCTTTTTGTCAGCCCTTTCGGCACCAGCCGGATTGGATGAATTTTTTTGAAGCTTTTCAAGAAATTCTCGCACGGGTTTCGGAAAGCGGAATGCGCAATGTTCGGTTAAAGTCATATCAGTACCATCCAAATGCAATGTTACGATTGGAATTTCCCCTGCTTTTTGTGAAACTGAATAATCAAGGACCAAGTTTGAAATGTCCTGCCCGTCTACAACTAACTTGGAGAAGGGATTGTGGGCCGCTGTAATTTCAATTTTATGCATATCCATCCTTCTTTCTTAATTTGAGCATAAAAATACCGCCATGCTATTTCAGTAGGCGGTATTTATTCAGGAATATGGTTTGGACACTTCAAACAAATTTGCTTAAAGTTTTCCTTTTGGGTTGCTTCCTTTGGTGCTGTATCTTCGGGAGCATTGTCCTCAGCAACCATCGCAATGTCAAAACATTTTCCATCGCCGTCAATTTCCCGGTTTAGAATGGGGCACATTACCTTCCGCATATTTCTTTATCACCTCACAGATTTTTTTAGGTTCACCCTTAAATTGTTCCGCCGAATAAGCGGTTCTTATATAATTGCCTTGTACGTTCACATAAGCAGCGCCAATTTCAGAGTAATAGTTTTCATATTGGCCTTGCCATCTGGTAATCGAAATACGAGCCTGTTTAATAAATTCTTTGGCTTCTTCATCCGTAACATTGTGCTCTCGTTCCCTGTTAATATGCCCATTGTCAAAGCCTAATTTTGTAATATCAATAGCTTTTACTGGAATATGAATATTACCCTTAATGCCAAGCCCTTTTAGTTCCGAGGCCATATCAAAAGCTTTTCTATCCGCGTCAGGATTTTCAAGCCGATATTTATAAAATGCCTTTGCCCGGTTCCATTTCTCAGGCTCATTATACTTCCATTGCTGCAATTCCGCAAGGTCTTTCGGGGCGTCTTTGCCAAGGGCTTTTCTCAGGTTTTTCAGTTGCGCCGTATCGGCCTTCCGGTTCCAGTATTTCTTTTGCGCTGTTTCAAGGCTGTCCGCGCCATATTTCTCACTGATATCTTTGCGCCATTTTTCATAGGTCATATCCGCCGGCACTGTGTAGTTCTTACCAGTCTCCGGGTTACGGGCTGTACGTTCTCCGTCAGGCTCTGTGCCCGGAATGACCGGCGCAATCGTGCAGCGGTCATTCGGGTGCATTGGGGGAAAATTGACACCGGTTTTGGCCTCAGCCACTTTAAAAACTTTCAGGTCAAGTGCGCCACAAACAGCACAGGTGCGGGCGTCCAAGGTAGCAAGGTACGTGTATTCTTTGACACCCATTGCCTTGTAGGACTCAAGCGCCGCATCATTGTGCATCCGATTGACTTCTGTCCGGATGAGCCGGGCGGCAACGTAAGAGCCAACGTCCATTAAGTCGGATAATTCCGCCGTCATCTGCTGGATGGATTTTCCTGCCGTGACGCCAGCGTCAATCATCTTTCCGCCTTCCGACGCCAGCACATCGCGGTTCTTCCAAACGCGGGAGGAATAGTTTTCACCCTTCCACGGATTTTGTATAGCTTGTTGCACAACCTCCTGGGAAAGCGGTACAACCGGTGTACCCGGAAGTTCGGGCAGTGCATCATACATTGTCTTGTAATAGGAATCGTCGTAGGCTTTCACAAGCTGCCGGGAGCCGGCCTTTTCTTCCTGCGCGGCCAGCTTGTCGAGTTCCGCTTCAATCGCCCTGCGCGCGGCCTGCAGGCGGCTGATACGGTACCCGTAAGCCGGGGCGTTCAGCTTTGCCAGTGCTGCCGCATCTCCGGTTTCTTCATACCGTTTGCGAAGTTCGGCAAGCAGTTCGGCGGTTTCCTGTG